TACGAATTACTAGGCAGCAAGTGGCCTGTAGTTTCTGTAAAGAATGGTGCGGGTGGTGGAGTAAAAGATGTTAAAAATAATCTAGAGTTTTTAGAATCTTTTGATTCTGTTGTTATTTGTTTTGACACCGACACTGCTGGTCAGGAAGCCTCTAGAAAAATAGCGAAGCTACTGACCCCCGGCAAAGCCAAGTTAATGACTCTCCCTACGGACTTCAAAGACCCCAATGATATGTTGCGGCAAGGTAGACACTCTACTTTTGTTAGCTGCTTCTGGGATGCTAAAGTCTATACACCCTCTGGCGTGTTGAATCTATCAGAGCAGCTAGAGGCTTATCAAGAACTAAGGGCTAATAAAATAACTGCTATCCCTTACCCTTGGTTCGGACTCAACAGGAAACTGGAAGGGCTGAGAGCAGGAGAGCTTCTGACACTCACTGGCGGTACAGGTCTTGGCAAGTCTAGTGTCACCAGAGAACTAGAACACTGGCTGATTCAACACACCAAAGATAACGTAGGGGTTCTCGCTTTAGAAGAGAACTGGTCTAGAACTGCCGAAGGCATAATGTCTATTGAGGCTAATGCAAAGCTACACTTGGAAAGCGTAAAGAATAGATTCACCCCCTCAGAACTAGATGCTTGCTTTGAGAAAGTCTTTATGGGTGAGAACACAGGAAGGGTTTGGATACATGCTCACCACGGTGTTAATAATCTTGATGATATATTCAGTAAGCTTAGATATATGATTATTGGATTAGACTGCAAGTGGATAGTTGTTGATCACCTGCACATGTTAGTTCTCTCTACACTGGAGAATGACGAACGCAAAGCTATTGATAGCATTATGCACAGACTCAGAACACTGGTCGAAGAGACAGGCTGTGGCATGATTCTAGTGTCTCACTTGCGGAGAATAGATGGCAATAGAGGCCATGAGAATGGTATTGAGACGGGGCTATCGCACCTTAGAGGCTCTCAGAGCATTGCACAGTTGTCTGATTGTGTCATAGCTTTAGAACGTAATCAACAGAGCGATGATGAAATAGAAGCATCCACCACCAGAGTACGGGTGCTTAAATCTAGATACACTGGAGATGTTGGTATAGCTACTCACCTCTTATATGAGAATGAGACAGGAAGACTCAAAGAGATTTTAGATTATAGCGATGATGAGTTTACTGGAGAAGAGCTATGAGTAATTTAGTTTTTGATATAGAAGCTGATGGACTAAACCCCACTAAAATATTTTGTATTGTAGCTATGGATGTAGACACTAAGGATGTGTTTACATTTGACAACACTCAGCTACAAGAAGGATATGATATGCTGATGTCTGCAACAAAGTTAATAGGACATAACGTAATAGGGTATGACATCCCTGCGGTAGAAAGAATTGCAGGTATAGACTTATCTAAATGTAAGGTTGTAGATACT